TTATTATCTAAATAATCAAATAACTTCTCTTTTAGTAAGCAAAGGTCCAGCACAAATTTCAGATATATCCAATTCTTCCAATCCATTATAGGTTCTATACATATTAATATCCATAATAACTTCATGTATGTAATCAAACCAAGTATCAGGTCCACTCCACTCGGAGTAATCGATAGGGTGGTCTTCTGGATAGACCAGTCATTCAAGAGTTAAATCAGAAAATTTTTGTTTACCAATCATCTTCTGATATATCTCATGTATGTCAAGTCCTACTTTATCCACCTCATCCTCTTCATCATCAGCATCTGCCCATGAAAACCCAATTCCTCTTCTTGATTCTGTAATTGTTTCATCTTTATCTTCATCATATTGTGCGTCAACTATTGCTTTCTCCAGTTCAGTCAACTTGTTTCTATCACTTGCGTAAGCACGATCAGCCTCATTAAACTTCTCATCATCTTCAGAATATTCATCTCGATACACAGTTTCAACTTCATCATTAATCTTTCGAATTGTTGTTTGTAACTCATCGATATCTTTGGCCTCACTCGTCATTCTATTCCACTTCTTTCTTCTACCAGTTTCTCCCTCCAATATTTGACCGCTCAAGGCTTGGGCTGCTCTCCTCGCTTCATCACGAAGGAGCCACCTGGCTTTTGCTTTCTCATATTTCAGTTTCTTCTGTGCAATAGTTAAAGCATTTGCATGCCCCATCTTTTTCACAGAATGAGTTGGTTTAAGTAAAGTGTCTAGAGCCTGATCAAGGTCTCCAACATCGACTTTGGATGTTATTATTGTTTTTATTGTGTCTCTAGATGAACTACTAGAGGATGATGAGACTGCAGGAAGCATAGGCGCTGCCCCTGCTGCAGCAGCTGGTCCAGCATTATCATCATAATCATTTGCCGAACTACTGCTACTCTCTGTACGTGGTTGAGTGTCTCTATTTTCTAGTTGGAGAATAGCTTCCAACTCAGAATCAAGTGCAAGATACTCTGATTCACTAAGTGTAGATGAGCTGCCACTAAAGCCTCCCTTGGTCTCAGATATAAATTTTCTAAAGTCATCAAAAGACAACATATGAAATTTAAACATCAACTCTCTAGGTGGTAATGCAGTAGACATATCCCATCCACTTTCTTTAACGAATCTTATTATATCTTCCTCTCCCACTGTAGTGATTTCGTCTGCATAAGTATTATTTTCTGTTGGTTTAATAAATGTTTTTGAAGCAGTATAGATTTGTCCTAAAAATTTTGCAAGATCTTCATCATACCATCCACCTGACAAAAATATACCTAACATTCGAGCAGCACGTATCTCATGCGTCTCTTTTGGTGGTACATATCCAGGTAGTACTAATGATGCTCCCAATTTATGCATATCACTCGGTACTGATATAAATCCTCCATCATGTGGTAAAATTACCATAGACAGAAAAGGTACACTAATACCTGTTTTATACAAATCATCAGGACTATTGAAATATTGATGAGGAACATTTTTAAAAAGATCTTCGATTGTCTCTCCCTTCTCATTCAAGTCTTTAAACTTGAAATTCAATGTTCTCAACATCTCATTAAGAAAATGCCTAAAATATAAAACAAAATTCTTTTCATTTGTGATACCTATCATGAAGTTTTTGAACAAGGCAATAATATTTGCAGAACTAAACATATTAACAAAAGTCGTACCAGGTACTCCTGAAATTAATGAGTTCAACTTCTTCAAAACATATGGTCCACCTACATGCATATAGTGATGAAAAGCAAGGGTAATCCAGACTGCCATTCTATTATAAGTTCTTTGTTTAATCTTTGGATACATACGTTTAATCCAATATAATAGTCTAACTATTACATGATTTGTCGTACTCATATCCATAGATGCTACATCAGGACCTATTAATATAAATTTACCACCTGGTATTGAAAATGCCCACAACTGATCATCTCCATACGATATAAAACACCATCCATCCTTCTTCAATTTCTTCACAAAATGATCTACTAACTTCTTCGCCCCACCATAATATGGTGAGTATCTATACGCTACATATGATTCTTCATCTTCCAGAAAATTCGTCAAACCAGACTCTAAATCCCACACTGCTGTTTGACAAAATAGTTTCATTGGTAATGGTTGACAACCATAGGGTCTAACTTTCACTTGAAATTCGGAACGTAACATTTTCTCGTCCTTCCTTTTTAACATAAAAGTATTAATCCATGGTTGATTCTCTATAACCGATTCAAACCATTTAACAGCTTTTCCTACTGAATCTTGTCCTCCCACTCCATCCATCATATAATTACATACATTCATACCATGAACTAGTATAGGCTGTGAGGTTTTTAATAATTGTAAGGGTTTTGTTAGATCTGAAGATAGAAAAGTTGAATCATCTATCTTTGGACCTGAACTAGTGTCACTTGGAGCCATCTCAAACATATATGGTAATCCAACAGCAGCTACTGAGTTCAACTTGCGCATCACGGGATGTTCTGTCTCCAACCAAGCAGGCTCGAGCATAACATGTCCAGTGCGTAATCTGAATCCAATATCTACCAAGTTCCAATGTTTTGAATCAAACACATTGAACTGAATCGTTCTTTGTGTAGCTAACTTGTCACTCATCCTTGCACATAAACCAGACCTCCTTCCATTGGACCGGTAATACAGAATTGATTGTTCTGCATATTTAGCTAATTTTGGTTCATTAGCTAATTTTGAATATACATCTTTATCTGGTGGATGACGAATATCTCCAGGAGTGTATTTCCAAGTAGGTGGTGCCACTCCTTTCTTCTCATTACCTTTTAAGGGTAACAAGAGGGATGGACCAGCTTGAACCACATTCTTAGCCAATAACACTTCCTTGAATTCCTTCGCATCAATGTCAGACTTCTGTTTCGACAACTCGAATACAGGATATGATAGGGGCACAGTTGTCGCAGTTGGAGCAGCTACAGGCTTTACTGTAGCTTCTGTGGCAGCCTTAACTTTAGCAAGTGCTCTCGCAAGTATCTCTTCTGCAGTCATAGCATGCTGCTTAGAAGGAGCATATAACGATGTACCTGATGTATGTTTAGACATTCACCTGTGACTTGGCATATTTGAACAGTATATATTATGTTAGACGCCGTTCCCACCTAACACAACCCATTTGAACTTTACACTACTTGTATGGGTTACAAATAGCACATACTCCACTAGATGGTGGAGACATCCGCTTTATTAATGTCTTGGGGCTGCCGCAGCTGCTGGGCCTGCGTCAGTTTCTTTGACATATTGTTGAGAAGATGAAGAAGAAGAAGAAACACGATCATTAACTCGTGCTCTATTCGTGTATAAACTCATTAAAGACTCTTTGACTACTTTGGGTTGTAACACAGGCTCACCTGGTGATTTATCGTCCGGAGTGTTAGTCAAAGGTGCAGTACTTTTACACCATTCATAATCTTCCAATATTTTAGCTTTTAATTTATCACTTTCACTATCGTCCATATCTTTAGTATTAACTAATAATTTATTTTTACTGATGTTATCGGCACAGAGATCTATCAATCTGTCTACTCTTTTAGTCAAATCTTCTACAGTTTTATTCACATTTTGAATAGTGACATTTTCTGTTTCTGAAATACTATTATTGTATGCAGTAATAATTAAATCCCAATTAGTCGCTCCACCAGCTGAAAAGGGCAAATAAAAAGACAAGGTGCCAACTGTATCGCCAAAAACAGCAATACAAATTGTTTCATAATTAATTGTTCGGGACATTATATTTGTTGACGGTGAATATGCTCCATCATAAGATATGAAACCAGGCATTCCTGCACTGTTAACAAAATTTTGTAATAGAGTAACATTACCAACCAACTGAGGCCCACCTAACAATGGATTCGCTGTGAACGCTGCTGATGAACTAGTAACTCTAAAGCTTATCAAATAAGTGCCACCAACTAAGCCTTGCGTAGCTACAAGTGTAATCTTGTTACTAGTAGCAGGGACATTAGTAAGTGATACTCCAAAAGGAGAAGCTGAAAAGTTATTAGATCCAATAGCCAGTTGTCCAGTGGAATCTTGAGCACCAGTCACATGTTGAGTGAAAGATGATGAATTAGAATTAGGTTCCAAGGTCGGTTTCTTCAACCACACATCATAAGTAACCCAAAGTTCTCCTATTGTATCTCCAGCTACTTGTTGTCCTATTGTTCCCAGAGAAAACAATGCTGGAAAATACAGATGCAAATCTGTATTATTAGGTAAACTTTTAGGTGTCACTGAGGAGGTGATCAAATTATTTAAACTTAATCTTGTACTATCAGCACATTCAATAGGGTGGCACTGATTCTCATATGGTGCGCCAGATGTAGCGTATTCTGATGATTCCATAGCTCTTTTACTAACAAAAGAGTTATCCGCAGCATCATAATCTGTAGCCATCATTACTGTGCCCATTCCAGAAGTAACGGTACCAACCGCAGTTGCACTAGTTGATTTGTACTCAAAAACCAATCCTGAAAATTTATATTCTTCATAATTTAAAGCTAGTCTGCTTAGCCAAGGAAAGATAAAACTATTACCAGGATTTATATAAAACAATATATTTGCAAAATTTACAGAAGAAGCAACATCAGATATATACTCACGATGTGTTATGCGTATACTGCCACCTTCTCCATTGTTGAATAATGGCATTGAATTAGTAATAAAACCACTATCTACTCCTTTCAAAACTGAATTATTTTTCAATCCTAAAATGCGTTGACTAGCGGTATACTTACCAGAACCAAGTAAACGTGCAAAGTATGATGCGGCATTACCTAAGAACCGTGAAGCTCCAGGTATTCCAATTGCATCTCCAATCACATTTCCAATGGTCCTAGCAGTTTTATTAACTACTCCAACTGAAGCCGTATCATCAACAAACGGTTTAGCAACAGCACCCACTATATCACTTAGTGAATATGCACCATGACCTCCTAACTTCTGACCTGTTCCAACTAATCTTTTCTTAATTTTCTTCTCCTTGCGTTTCAACTTCTTCTTTTCCTTTTTCAATAATAACTTAGAAACACTTGCTGCAGCACTAGACATGTTCGTTCTGTGAGGTTAAAGCATTATAGTCCCCACAGGTGCAAAATAAATACAGGTACGGAAACCAACCTGTAACCAAAAGAGGAAGTATCTCACGCTGTTACCAACGTGAGTCTTCC